GCTAGAGATGGTAGTTTGCCAGACAAAGATACATTGGTAGGTTTACAAAAAATTGCAGCTCAACAGTCTAACATAGCTACTAAACATATAAATAATGCTAGTTTATATTTAACATTAAGATTGTGTGAAAATATTTCTAAAAAGATAGTTGATGTATTAAATTATCCATTAACAAGAAATGCATTAATTGAAAGTATATCTGTTTTTAATGTTAATACTTTAAATGAAATTAATAATTTAAATCTACATGACTTTGGTATATTTTTAGATTTAGAACCAGATGAAGAAGCTAAAGCTCAGTTAGAACAAAACATACAAGTAGCTTTACAAACACAGTCTATTAATTTAGAAGACGCAATTGATCTTAGACAAATACGTAATTTAAAATTAGCTAATCAAATGCTTAAACAAAAGCGTAGACAAAAAGCAGAAAAAGATCAACAAATTGCTCAACAAAACATGCAAGCTCAAGCTCAGTCAAACGCACTGTTAGCACAGCAAACAGCTGAAGCAGAAACACAAAAACAACAAATTTTAACTCAACAAAAAATACAAGTTGAAGAAGCTAAATCGCAGTTTGAAATACAACGTATGCAAACTGAGGCTCAAATTAAACAAACGCTAATGGCTGAAGAATTTAACTTTAACATGCAATTAGCTAGAGAAAGAATAAAATCTGAACAAGCAAAAGAAACTGAAATAGAAAACCGAAAAGATAAAAGAGTACAAATGGAAGGTACTCAACAATCTCAAATGATTCAGCAAAGGCAAACCGATGGTACGCCTATTGATTTTGAATCCACTAATGATAGTTTAGGTGATTTTGGCTTAGAAGCCTTTGGACCTAGATAATTTTTTAAATTTTATAATATTATATTATGGCAGAAGAAAAAGCGGCCGTTGAGGTCAAACAAGAAGGTGATTTTAAAATAAAATCAAAACCTAAAAAACCTAAAAATTTAGGTGAAAATAAAACTGAACCTGTAAAGGTAGATTTAACAAAAGATCCAAACGTAAAAGTGGAAGATCCTATAAAAGTAGAAATTAAAAACGAAGACAATGCCGTTCAAACACAAGAGACAGATGATAGCAATGTTGTTGTCGAAGAACCAAAAGACAGTGCAGACAGCCAAGAAGTGGTTGAAGAAGTACGGGAAACCGACGAAAAACTAAGCACACCGTTACAGGAAATAACTGAAGATGAACTTGATGAAAAAACTACAGAGCTTTATGAAGAAGCAGAAGAGGCAGTTAAAGATCAAGTAAAAGAAGGTAAACCTTTACCTGAAAACATAGAGTCACTAGTTAAGTTTATGACAGAAACTGGTGGTACTATGGAAGATTATGTAAGACTTAATTATGATTATTCAGCAGTAGATGATCAATCGTTGTTAAGCGAATATTATAAAAATACTAAACCACATCTTAACTCAGAAGAAATTAATTTTTTGATGGAAGATAAGTTTAAGTATGATGAAGAAATTGATGAGCCAAGAACTATTAAAATTAAGAAATTGGCTTTCAAGGAAGAAGTTGCAAAAGCTCGTAAAGAGCTTGAAGCTATGAAGAGTAAATACTACCAAGAGATCAAGTTGAGACCTGGTGTTACTCAAGAACAGCAGAAAGCTACGGACTTTTTCAATAGATACAATGAGCAGCAAGAAGTTTCAATGAAACAAGCTGAGGATTTTAAAACTCAAACTAATCAACTTTTTAACAATGATTTCAAAGGTTTTGATTTTAATGTTGGTGAAAAGAAGTTTAGATATAAAGTTACTAATCCAACTCAAGTAGCACAAACACAGACTGATATAAATAATTTTATTAGTAAATATTTAAATAAGGACGGTAGTGTTGCTAATCCAGCTGGTTATCATAAAGCTTTGTACGCTGCAATGAACGCGGACACAATCGCTAACCATTTTTACGAACAAGGAAAAGCTGATGGAGTAAAATCCATAGTAGATTCTTCTAAAAACTTAAGTACAGATAAGCCAAGGCAAGTTGCCGATGGTAACACATTTGTTAACGGTTTAAAAGTAAGAGCAATTAGTGGTCAAGATTCGTCTCGATTAAAAATTAAAAAACGTAAATTTAACTAATTAAAACTTTTAAATTATGGCTTTAAACCCACAATTCGGTACGATAGTTCCATCGCAACAACAACAAATTCTTGCGGATAACTATCTAGTATTTGACGCGGGTGGACAAGGTAACTTTGCACAACAATATTTACCAGAGCTTTACGAAGCTGAGGTAGAGAGATATGGTAACAGAACGTTATCAGGTTTCTTACGTATGGTAGGTGCTGAATTACCTATGACATCTGATCAAGTAATATGGTCTGAACAAAACAGACTACACATCGCTTATGATGACTGTACTCAAACGGGTGCAGGTAACACTATTAATGTAAATCCAGGTGGTGCTGCAAACATTATAAACGTTATCTCTCCACAACAAACAATTGTTGTTATGGACGATTTTGGTAACGAATCAAAATGTTTAGTATCTATATCTGGTACAGGTGGTAACGTAGATGTTATTTCTGTATTACCTTACGGTTCTGCAAATTTAGCAACAGAAGGTATTGTTGGTAACGTAAAAATATTTGTATATGGTTCTGAATATCCAAAAGGAACAAATACAACTATTGCTCCTGCACTGGCTCAAGGTGCATTGCAAGTTGCTGGTAATGACTTCCCAATACAAACTGTTACACCTGCTTTCACGCAGTTTTCTAACAAACCAATTATCATTAGAAATCAATATGCTATCAATGGTTCTGACACAGCTCAGATCGGTTGGGTAGAAGTTGCAACTGAAGATGGTACTTCTGGTTACTTATGGTATTTAAAAGCTGAATCTGAAACAAGATTAAGATTTGAAGACTATTTAGAAATGGCTGTTGTTGAAGGTGAGCAAGTAGCTGCTGGTTCTGGTATTGCTGGAATTACAGGTACAGAAGGTTTGTTTGCTGCTATCGAAGATAGAGGTAACGTACAAGTTGGCTTCCAAGCTGCAACAGGTATTAGTGACTTTGATGATATTCTTAGAAACTTAGATACTCAAGGAGCTATTGAAGAAAACATGTTATTCTTAAATAGAAACTCTAACTTAGACTTTGATGATATGCTAGCTGGTATTTCAGCTGGTGGATCAGGTGGTACAGCTTATGGATTATTTGAAAACTCTGAGGAAATGGCATTAAACTTAGGTTTTAGTGGCTTCCGAAGAGGTTCTTATGACTTCTATAAAACTGACTGGAAATACTTAAACGATGCGTCAACAAGAGGTGCGATGACAGGACCTGCTTCAATTGAAGGAGTGTTAATACCTGCTGGTACTTCAACTGTATACGATCAAATTCTTGGAACTAACATTAGACGTCCTTTCTTACACGTAAGATATAGAGCGTCTCAAGCAGATGACAGAAGAATGAAGTCTTGGTTGACTGGTTCTGTTGGTGGAGCTTTCACTAGCGAACTAGATGCTATGACTGTAAACTTCTTATCTGAAAGATGTTTAGTTGTACAAGCTGCGAATAACTTTGTGTTATTCAAAGGAGTGTAATACTTTTTAAGGTAATGGGCGCTTCGGCGCCCTTATACCTTTAATTATTTAATTATATTATATTATGGCTAAAAAACAAAAAGCAGAGGTGGCTGTTGAAGAACCTGTAGTTAAGGTTGCTCCACCAAAAAAACCAATTGATACTTGGGAAATAAAATCAAGAACTTATTTAGTTAAAGGCAAGAAACAACCTTTAACTTTAACTATACCTAGCAAGCATACACGTAAACATGCTTTATTATATTTCGATAGAGATAAAGGAGAGCAAAGAGAATTAAGGTATGCTACTAATATGAACTCATCATTTGTAGATGAACAAAAAGGTGAAGTAACGCTAGGTCATATAACTTTTAAAGATGGTGTATTAACTGTTCCTGAAAGTAATCAAATACTTCAAAAATTATTAAGTTTATATCACCCATTAAAAGGTAAAAAATACTATGAGTTTGATTCTGTAGAAGTTGCGGAAGATGAATTAGATACACTAGAAATGCAATTAAGTGCTTTAAATGCAGCTAATAACATGGGTGTAGATCAAGGAGAAGCAATATTAAGAGTTGAACAAGGTAGTAAAGTATCTAATTTAAAGTCTCAAGAAATAAAAAGAGATTTATTATTGTTTGCTAAAAAGAAACCAGCGTTGTTTTTAAGTTTAGCTAATGATGAAAATGTTGAGCTTAGAAACTTTGGTATCAAAGCAACTGAAGCTAATATCATAACTCTTTCACAAGATCAAAGAACTTTTCACTGGGGTCAAACAGACAGAAAATTAATGACTGTTCCATTTGATGAAAATCCATATTCAGCTTTAGCAGCATGGTTTAAAACTGATGAAGGTGTAGAAGTTTATAAATCTATAGAAAAAAGACTATAAACAAGTGATAATATAAAGGGTAGTGTCACGCTACCCTTTGTATTATAATTTAAATATAAATATGGCTATAAACGTAAACACTGTGTATCAAACAGTCCTGTCAATATTAAATAAAGAGCAGAGAGGTTATTTAACTCCTGATGAATTTAATAAAACAGCAACACAGGTACAACTAGAAATTTTTGAAAAATATTTTGAAGATTTAAATCAACAACTTAGAGTACCACAAGCTGATGTAGATTATTCTGACAGAGTAATGAACTTAGATGAAAAAATAGCTATATTTAAAACATTTGGTGATGCTGTATATGTAGCCGCAACACCTACAACACCTGCTTATTTTACTTTGCCTCAAACAAGTAAGTTTGGTGTTAATGTAGATTTTTATAGAATAGGTACAGTTACTTTTACAGATTCTAGAAATAATCAATTAGAACTTCAAAGATTAGGTCGCACAGATTTTTATAACATAGAAAGATCTCCACTCACAAAAGCGACTGAGGCGTTTCCAACATATTTATTAGAAAGTCCTGGTAATCCCAATATTATAAATCAACCAATGAATATAAACATACCTAATGTTTTATTTGTTAACCCATTAACTATACAAAATAATATTCAAGTAGATTTTATAAGAAAACCATTAAATGTTATATGGGGTTTTACAACAGGAACTAGAGGTCAATATATTTGGAATGAAAACTTTTTTGATGCTGCAACTGGTTTAGGATCTATTAATTTTGAACTACATGAATCAGAACAAACTAATGTTATATTAAGAATTTTAGCGTACGCTGGTATAATTATAGAAGATCCTACTATTGTAAACTTAGCAGCTCAACAAGTACAAGGTAAAGAAGTAAATAAAAGAAGTTAATAAATGGCATTAATAAACGAAACTAATCAACAATATTACGCAGGAGCTCAGGGTTTTACTGTTCAAGATGCAGCTGGTCAACAAGACTTTACTTTTACATTTGACACGAATTTAGTTTTTGGTGATTCAAACCCTAACAACGTAGATTATGCTTTAAATAACTTTAAATTGTATCATAGTACAAATGGGTTAACTTATACTGAAATAGGTGATCCAGCAGGACCTTATGCACCTTATACGGTTAGTGGTAACACAATACAATTAGCGGCAGTTGTCCCACAAAACGAAATTGTTGTATGTCAATTAAAAAGATTAGATGGTGGTAGTTATGGTGCTAGAGATGCTTATGGAACTACAACTGAAAAAAATTATGGTAGCTATAGATATGTAAAATTAAATGATATTGTAAATAATTTTATAGTAGCTTATGTAGGCGCAGGTAAATTAATACCTAGTGTCAAAAGAACTGATTTAATATTTCATGCTAAACGAGCTTTACAAGAGTTTAGTTATGATACGTTAAAAAGTATTAAATCTCAAGAACTAACTATACCACCAAGTTTAAGCGTAGTAATACCGCAGGACTATGTTAACTACGTTAGAATGTCATGGATAGATATGCAAGGCGTACAAAGAATAATTTACCCTGCAAACAATTTAACAGACGCACCTTATAGAACACCTACACAAGATCAAAGTGGATTACCTATTCAAGATAACTTTGGTCAAAACGTACAAGGTTCATCTATAACACAAGAGCGATGGGTTAATAATAATCCTAATTTTATAGATCAAGCTTTCAATCAAGAACAATACAATGCTGGTTTAGACTGGTGGGGATATGAATGGGGCTATGGCGGTATGTGGTTTTGGGGCTATGGTCAATTATATGGCAATGATCCATAGTATGCTCAAAAAAATGGTTGGTTTTATTTAAACGAAAGAGAAGGTAAAATATCTTTTTCTAATAATTTAAGAGATAGATTAATTATCTTAGAATATATATCAGATGGTTTAGCTTACGACATGGATAGTGAAGTGCCTAAATTAGCTGAAGCTGCGATTTATGCTTATATGTCACATGCTGTTTTAGCAAGTAGAGTTAATCAACCAGAATATATAGTACAAAGATTAAAAAGAGATGCTAGCGCAAAACTTAGAAATGCAAAAATAAGATTATCTAACATTAAGCTTGATGAGATAGTTCAAGTAATGAGAGGTAAATCTAAATGGATAAAACACTAAAATATGCCACAAAGTAAAAATGTCTTTATCAAGTCTAAGATGAACAAAGATCTTGATGATCGTTTGTTACCTCAAGGGCAATATAGAGATGCATTAAATATACAAGTCAGTAAATCTGAGTCGGAAGATGTAGGTGCGCTAGAAAATGTTTTAGGTAATAAATCAATTGTTAATTTTGAAACTGTTACAGGTGACGATGATGTTATTGTTGTTGGTTATCATGTTTCAGAAGTTAGATCCACTATATATTTCTTTTTAACAAATAATACTAAAGGCGGTAATCCTCAAGGTGTATATATAAGCGATGCTAGAAATTATATTATTGCAACTCAAATAACAGCTAATTCTGCTATTACAAATACTATATTAGTACAAGGACCTTTTTTAAATTTTTGGGAAGGCGCACCAGTTACTAGTGTTAATTTATTAGAAAATTTATTATACTTTACTGACAATAGAAATCAACCTAGAAAAATAAACGTAGATTTTGCAGCAGACTCACCTAACTATTATCAAATAGAAGACACTATTAGTGTAGCAAAATATTTACCATACACATCACCAGTGTTATGGCAAGAAGTAACTCAACAAGTTATTAATGATAGTGGTACACCTGCTGATTTACAACCAGCTTTAGGTGCTTATCAAACCACAATGCAAGATGTTGTTAGTGAGTTTTTACCTGATGGTACAACTAACAACCCTTATCAAAACCCTGTGTATCAAGGTGATCCAGATTATTTAGAAGACAA